GCGAGTAGTTCAGCTGGTTAGAACGCCACTCTGATACGGTGGAGATCGTTGGTTCAAATCCAACCTCGCCTACCACAGGCGAGTAGTTCAGCTGGTTAGAACGCCACATATGGAGTATAACTAAGCCATAAAAATATGGTACTTGATAATGGTATAAATGAATCCTACAAAAAAGATTCCCATACCAATTTCATGTATTCTCCTATTGGCACTTATTACCATAGGGAACATAACACAAAGCATAATAAGTCTGCCTAAAACTTTCGTAGAATAAAGTTCGCCTTGAAAGAACACAAAAAGGTTTCCTATGAGTGCAATTTGTAATACCCATGCTAGTCCTAATATGACTTTATGATATTGGTAGTAATAGTCTTTTAAATCAAGAGACTTCCCATCATGATTTCGCGGAGTTACTATTTCAGATATCATGTACATTAAAAAAGGAACGAGGCAAAAAAGACAATACGTGCCTAAGTTCCATCCTTCATTTGGAAAATAGTTTAAATCGGTTAGTGGATAACAAGTCCACCAAAATAACATGATTGTAAAAAGAGTGATGAAACAAAAGGCTGTATGTGGCCAGTAAAAGAAAACATCATCATCAGGATCATTGTTATAATTTTTTGCTAATAATCCAACAAGATTTGTCATTAATTTTACCATGGCCAAACCTAGTACCATGAAGGCCACGGCGCCAATATGCGAAAATACCATTTTTCTCTCTCCATAAGTAGGAGAGAAATTTACGGTAAATGCATTTTTTTGTCTCCTGTGTATTTATTTTATATTACATTATTGACTCTTTTTGGTTGACCTTTTTGGCTCAAGAACGTATAATGTATGTATAGGTTAAATTAGTTAACACGTACTAGGAGACACAATGACCAGGCAGGAATTTAACGAACTAGCACAAGATTACGGTACTAATAAAGCTAAAAAGGCAATGACTTGGTTATACGATAACACAACCGCTGATTTCCGGAAGTGCGTATATATTGTAGGATTTCTTAAATCAAACGAAATACTTTGGAACTAAGAGACACGATGAAACGATTTGGCTTAAACGATTTTGTAACAGTAAAAGGTAACAAAGGCAAACTAGTCGGGCAAGTTGGAGCCTATATGCAACCAACAGGAGAGGTCCTTTTAGTTTATTACAATAACGGTGATATTAAACGGTTTAAACATAGTGAACTTAACGAAGCAACCGAATACGATAACTGGGTAATGGTACAAGGCGACAACTGTTTTTGGAAAACTAACTAATGGAACATTTTATAGAACAGAAGAAATCAGAAGACCGTGTTCCACAAGCAATAAATGACGTTTGGAATTGTGCTACAAACGTAGATGAGTATGGATTAGTCGATTACGACAGTACAAACTTGCACAATGAACTAGAAAAATTGCAAGAAAAATTAGCAATAATCAATAACAAATAAGAAGGAGAACTTATGATTGGCTCACAAATTTTTTTATTTGTAGGAATAGTAAACGGTAAATTTGAAATCCATGCTGAAAATACAGATAGAGAGGATGGTTACCTGGATACAGACACTTTTGAACTCGATGATGTTGCAGGACTTGCAAGGTTCATTAAGCCATTTAGAAAAAATACATTAGCAACATCTTCAAGCATTGATTTTCCAGAAGAAGACGGAGCACCAGAAGGTTTTGATGCCCGTGCAGTTCTTGGAAAAGCATTGCAACTTGCTAAAGTTTAAAATGAAAGATTATATTATAGAAGGCACTAAAGCCGTTCTTCTGTTTGGATTAACTTACATTTTTGCTATAATAATATTATGTCTGTAGAAGAAAAAAGATTAAACATAAAATCTTTTAGAAAGAAATGTAAAGTAACTAAAAGATTTAGGGAAGTTTTATTTCCTATTCTTAAGAAGAACAAATTTAAAGCATTATCGGAAGATGAATTAATGCATCTTCATGTTGAATCTTTATTAGAACTGACAATAGGTGTCGTTAATAAGAATATTAAAGTTATTTGCGTAAAGAAAAAAGATTTCGATGACGGCTCTGATGCCAAATCTGCTTGTTCTCAATTTAGAAATAATAATATAAAAAAAGGACACTGGCGACATACTGTTTTTATTACAGGCCACGAAAAAGAATCTCATTTACGATGCATGGTATACGATGATATAAACGATAAGTTTTATTATTTTGTTATTCCTCAAGAAGCAATTGCAAATTCCATTGAAATAGTCTTTGAAACATATTCGAATAGATATACTGAACCAACATGGGGAGAACCTAGAAGATTTAAGCAAAGAGGACAAGGTTTAAAGAAGTGGTGGAATTGGGAAGTTGAGTCATTTGAAGAAATGGCTTGTATTATTAATCCTATAAGTAAATAACAGGAGGAGATATGGCTACTAAATCAAATTTGCTTAAACGAGTACCAAAGAAAAGACGCAGGGTAACTCAATTAGAAACAGATGAAAAATATACTGGCTCTGAACAGGAATTTGTCGGGTGCGTACTTACTAGAGAACAAATTCAAAACGGTTTTAATTATTACTGTTACCATAAAAATGTCAAAGATGCTAAGAAATTTCTTGCAGATTATCTAGTTGTCGAAGGGCGCAAAGACGAAGCAAAGCAAGTTAAAGCATGTCCGGAAATTTTTGTTATTTCTACATACGGTTGGCTTGCACGAATGAAAACTAAAGGTGCAATATTTAATATAGAAATGGATATTGACGATAGGCTTGAACAGCATATTGAATATCTTTGCGAACAAGGCAGTATTAAAAAAGAAGTTGTTGCTGAAAAGAAAGAACAACGAGCCCAAGGTCCGAGTATTCAAGATAGGATTAAGGATCAATCCGACGAAATGGATGGTCAATTTGTTCAATGGGTTGATTTGTGTGTAGGTAACCCAAATTTGTTTAATCCTGTTATTATTGATCCTTATGCTTATTTGCAAAGTTGCAACTGCACTCAGGCTCATGCACGACGTATTAAAAAAGATTGGGAGAAAGAGCTTATAGAATTTAAAGAAGCTCTTAAAGGTAGTGATGAAGATCTTAAAGAAGGATATAAACATTTACTTAAAAATAAACGAATGGAAGATCTTATTGAACTTGTAAATAGGTTCATTGATGCCTGCGATGTTATTATTGGAGAATCAAAAGCAACACGAAAGCAACGTAAAAAGAAGCCTGTAAGTGTTGATAAACAAATTGCTAAACTTAAATTTAAACAAACAGATGCTGGATTGGGAATCACGAGCGTCAATCCTACTAATATTATTGGTGCTACTATGGCAGTTATTTACCAGTGTAAGTATCGTAAACTTGGTGTTTATGTAGCCGATGATGATCGAGGATTTAAAATTAAAGGAACGACGCTTTTAAATTATAGCGAAAAAAATTCTACTAAAAAGACTCTCCGTAAGCCTAAAGAGCAACTTAATTTTGCTAAAAAGGCAACAAAACATAAGTTTGGTAAATGGTTTGAATCAGACGTTAAAACCACTGAAACTAAACTTACCGGCCGATTTTCCGACGATACTGTTATCTTGCAAGTCTTTAAGTAACACACCGGTCTCCGAATAAATACTATACGGAGACTAGAGTTATGGCAAAGACCCGACAAGAGCTTACCAAAGAAATAGAAATATCCCTCGGTGGAGGGATGATTGATGTCGAACTAGATCCCGAACATTATGATCTAGCGATAGACAAAGCATTAGCAAAATATAGACAACGTAGTTCTCGTTCTACCGAAGAATCTTTTATTTCAATTACACTTAAATTAGAACAACAAGAATATATTCTTCCTACAGAAGTAATGGAAGTTAAAGACATATATAGAAGACAAACCGGATCGTTTGGTTCAGGAACGGGTGCAGATATAGAACCATTTGAAGCGGCATATCTTAATACATATATGTTGCATTCAGGTAGAGCAGGAGGACTAGCAACGTTTGAAGCGTATCATGAAATGCGTGAACATTTAGGACGAATGTTTGGATCTGAATATTTATATACATGGAAGCCGTGGAATAATACATTGTTTATTCATAGAAAAGTTAAATCAGATGATGATGTATTTGTTCATTGCTATAATTATAAACCCGATATAACTCTTATTGCAGATGTATATTCTGCATCATGGATACGAGAGTGGTCAATATCAGAATCTAAAATGATGTTGGCTGAAGCACGAGGCAAATTTGTAACTATTGCCGGCCCACAAGGTGGCACCGCCCTTAATGCAGAAACATTAAGAGCAGATGCTACTACAAGTTTTCAAGCACTAGAGGAAGAACTAAAAACATACGTAGATGGTGGAGATCCTCTAAGTTTCGTCATAGGATAAAATGGAAGAACACGACGCGGAATTACAAGTCATACAAGATAGTTATGACATGGAAACCACTGTCTCAAACGACGGAAATAATGAAACATTTATTTTAGAATATCCAGAATTTTTTAGTGAAGATTATTGTCAGATAATTATAGATAAATTTAACATATTAGATAAAGAAGGATTTTCAGATATATCTGCGGCAGGATATGGCGGAGATAAACCAACAACAGATGGCCAATTTTTTAGATCTAAAGGTAAGCATTTATGGTTAAATCATGTTGCTAGGAGTTTAGATTTAAATCATGTAGTACATACAACAAATGAACCAGCCTTCTTTTTTAACCAGTTAAAAACCGCTGTTAAAATATATAAAACAAAATTTAGAGTAGGATGTTCAATGCCTCTTACTTGCAATGACATGAAAGTACAACGTGTAAAGGCAGGCGGTGGTTTTCATACATGGCATTCAGAATGGAATAAAGAATCTAATTCAAGAATGCTTGTATATCAAGTATATCTAAATACTTTGCCTGAAGGTGAAGGAGAAACTGAATTTTTTCAGCAAGGAGTTCGTTGTAAACCCGAAGCAGGTAAATTAATAATATGGCCTGCAGGATGGACTCATGTTCACAGAGGAAATCCTAATTATAGTACCGATAAGTACATTATAACAGGCTGGTTTCATATAAATGATCAATCACTAAATTATAATATCGAATGAGTTTAAAAGAATTAACATTAAAAGAACATAGATTTGCAGAAGAACAAGATTTTGCAAATTTAATGATGAGCGGTAATATAGAAAATTATGTATATTTTCATTACTTAATTAACCAACATTCTATATACAATGCATTAGAAAACACATATTATAATTTACCAGATAATCGATTGGCCCGAGCAAAAGCAATAGATACAGATATTGAAGAATTAAAACTAATGGGCTCTATGCCCGTGTTGTGCTATGATTTAGAACCTAGTACAAAAGAATATGTGCAATATGTTAAAGAACACATACATACAGATACACAATACTTGGCCCACATTTATGTTCGCTATTTAGGTGATTTACGTGGAGGGCAAATGATAGCAAGAAAAGTTCCAGGCGGTGGCAAATATTATGAGTTTGACGAGCCCAAATTACTTGCTGAATCTATATACAGCCGATTAGATGATAGTATGGCAGATGAGGCAAAAGTAGTATTTGATTTTGCTACAAGATTATTTCAAGAATTACATGCAAGACATTTTCCAAACCCTGAAAAAATGTGAAACAAGTCTGCTTAAACAGTTATCAGACACAGGCACACCTGTGCCGGATCACCACGAATGGCCTTGGCGCAATTATGTATTTGAATCTAAATTTTATCGTAGAGCCCACTTAGATGCAGTAGAAACAGACAAGTTATACATGTTTCATTTGTGTATCTTCCCTCGCATTTATAATCCTGCTCCTATATATGGTGTTGATGTTATTGCTGGCAAAAATATTGTTAGTGGTGCATTTCATGACTTTAGTAAAGCAGGAGATGACAATCATCCTATGATGCAATGGTTTGCCGAAAAAGTAAAGCCTTATAATTGGACTAGTACACGAGAATTGCCGGAATGGGCCCAAAATATATTCAGCCCTAGCATGATTGCAGTAAGTAGAAGCAAAGAACCCCAAGACTATATAAATTTTTGTGAATTGGCAGTTGAAAATTTAGAATATTATCTTACTGAATTGGATAAGTGTAATGCACATGAGTTTAAATATGGTCATGGATTTACTGTTAAAAATCAAAATTGGTATTGCCATAATCAAAAACAAAATCCACATACCCCAAAAGTAATGGGTAATTTTTGTGACGATAACGAAACTGTTCACAAATTTATTCATGAATGTTTGTTTCCGGAGATATAATGGATTTTATATATCCCTTTCAACCACCTGCATTATTACATGATGAAATTGATAAAATTTTATTAGATAAAACTAATAAGATGTGTGATGAATTGTTACCAGATAAAGAAGCTCTTGAAGCAACATCACAATTACTAGATACAATTTATCATGGTTTTGCAACTAATGTTACTAAACCTTTCCTTGAATTAAAAGAACAGATATTTAATGTAGCATATAATTATATTAAAGCATTTGAAAAGTCATCTACATCTATAATTTTAAATGACGATCATAGATTAGCGATTTCTAAAATGTGGTTTTTAGAGTTAGCCGATAAAGACTATCTACAAGCACATCATCACGGAGCAAATAATATTTTGTCTGGTGTTTTATATTTAAAAACAACAAATGATGAAAACCATGATACAGAATTTCCTAAAAATTGGAAACGAAAAGGAAAAACTCCTTATGCAAATGGTTGTATTGAATTTATTTATAATCCTATGGTACTACATGACAAATTAATATCATCAAGTACTTACTTAATACGACCCGAAGAAGGCCATTTATATATATGGCCTGCATGGCTATTTCATACTGTTTATCCTTATTATGGACCAGGAGAACGTCGTTCTTTGTCTTTTAACGTAGCGATCGTCCCCGCATAACCACCAGGTTTTACTAATCTTACGATAAATAATTTAAATAATGAATTTAGTCATTAATAGTGAGGATTTAATATGGCAACTTTAGTATCACCAGGTGTTGCGGTTTCAGTTATAGACGAGAGTTTTTACGGATCTGCTGGTGCAGGAACTGTTCCTTTAATTGTATGTGCTACAGGACAAGATAAAGCACATGTGAGTGGATCGGGTTATGCATCAGGAACCATTTCGTCCATGGCAGGAAAACCACAACTAATTACAAGTCAAAGAGAACTTGTTCAAACTTTTGGAACACCGTATTTTAGAACGGTATCGGGCACAGCATCAAATGGAGACGAGGTAAATGAGTATGGTTTACTTGCGGCTTATAGTTATTTGGGTGCGGCAAATCGAGCATATGTTGTAAGAGCAGATGTAAACACAACAGAATTATTACCAGCAACCGCTGAGCCTACAGGACCTCCTGCAAATGGCGCATTATGGTGGGATACTGCTAATTCTGTTTATGGTGTATTTCAATATTCGACTGCCCAAGGAGCATGGCTTAAACAAGCAGTAACTCCGTTTACTGCGGCACAAATGACACTTGATGCTCCTACTGCGGCAGCCAACGGAGCGGCAACAGGCGATTTTAGAATTGGAGTCGTAAATGCTACAAGCAAAGCATTAGGAACAAGTACTGCGGCGGCACAAATTTACGAATGGGATGCAACAGCATGGCAGGCAGTAAGTACAGCAAATCTTTCCAATTTAACCGCAACAACAGTAACTGTAGGACCTTCTAGTTCACAACCATCAGGTCCGGTAGACAAAGATGTTTGGTTAAAAACATCTTCAGATGGACAAGGAACAAGTCTTGTTGTTAAAAGTTATAATTCCTCTAGTACATCATTTGATACTAAAACTGTTAATTTTTATGCAACTGATGCCGAAGCGGCACAGCCAGGTAACTTTGATTCAGGTCGTCCTGCTGATATTATTGTTACATCATTAGATAGTGGAGGACTTTTTGCAGGTGCGGCATCTACTTCATCTACATCACTTGTAATTTTAGATGGTGGTTCAGGTTATACTACAGCACCAACACTTACTATAACAGGTGGCGGTGGTTCAGCGGCCACAGTAGATGCAGTAATATCGGGCGGAGCAGTAACAGATGTTGTTGTTACAGCCGTAGGAGGAAGTTATACTTCAAATCCAACAGTAGTAACATCAGGCGGAGTTAATCCACCAATAGGTTCACTTTATGCATCGCATGATTTAACAGGAGATGTTTTTTCAACTGTTATTCAAAGATTCGACGGAACATCTCAAGTAGCGGCTGATTTAGCACCAGCAACATCAACATATGCCGCGGCAAATGAAATTGAAGCAAGTGCTACAGAAATTTCAGGTGCAGTAACAGATGGAACATATTGGTATGATACTTCAACAGTATTAGATATGTATATTAATACATCAGGTGTGTGGATTCCACAAGCAATATCTGCTTATGGAACCGTTGCACCAACAGCACCATCTAATAATGATGTATGGATTGATACAAATGATTTAGAAAATTATCCATTAACTAAAGTTTACAATAGTGTAACTTCATCGTGGATTGCAAGAGATGGTACAGATCAATCAACTGCTAATGGGGTTGTGTTTGCAGATTTAACTGCAACTGCGGCAGATACTACTTATAATAGTGGTGCTACAAGATTAGCAAATGCTCCAAATGGTGCATTATATCCAGAAGGTATTTTCTGTGTTAATATGGCACATTCCTCTTATCAAGTAAGAAAATATGTATCAGCAGAAACAACAACACATAAGTGGCGTACAGCGGCCGGTAATAAGGCTAGTGGCGCAGGATATTTTGGAAGAAAATCACAAAGGGCAACTATTGTTAAAGCAATGCAAGCGGCAATTGTTACAAATGATGATTTACGTGGAGATAGTACAGTAATTACATTACTTTCTGCTCCAGGTTATCCAGAATGTGCAGATGAATTGTTAGCATTAAATGTAGATAGAAAAGAAACTGGATTCTGTGTTTTAGATACTCCATTTAGACTTGCACCAAATGGTGTTACAGCATGGCAATCTGGCGCAAATGCTACAGAAAATGGTGAAGATGGATTAATAACATCTTCATCACAAGCGGCAGTTTATTATCCAAGTGGTTTAGCAACAAACACCGATGGTACATCGGTTGTAGTTCCGGCATCACATATGACATTAAGAACTATTGCATATAATGATTCTGTTGCTTATCCTTGGTTTGCACCTGCAGGATTAACAAGAGGTGGAATAACTAATGCAACTAATGTAGGTTATATAGATAGCGAAGGCGAATTTGTTGCTACCGCACTTAACCAAGGACAACGCGATACAATGTATCTAGTAAAAGTTAATCCTATTACAAATTTCCCAGGACAAGGATTGTTTGTATATGGTCAAAAAACATTGTATGCGGCGTCAAGTGCATTAGATAGAATTAATGTTGCAAGATTGGTAGCATATATTAGAGATGGATTAGATCCGCTTGCTAGACCTTTTGCATTTGAACCAAATGACGACGCAACTAGAGCGGCGGCACAAGACTCCGTTGAAAGGTTCTTAGGAGACATCATGGCAAAACGTGGTTTATATGATTTTGCTGTTGTCTGCGATTCATCTAATAATACAGCGGCCAGAATTGATAAAAATGAAATGTGGATTGATGTTGCAATTGAACCAACAAAAGCCGCAGAATTTATTTACATTCCTGTAAGAATAGTAAATACTGGCACATTATAAGTTCTTAATTAAAGGCAGTAGCATTTTGTTACTGCCTTTTTCCTTGGTCAAAATTTCTGACAAATCTTATAAATACATACAATAACTTGAAGACGGCATAGGAGATAATTTAAATGGCGAATTTAACAAAATTTGGAGTACCTATAGGCGGTGCCAGCTCGACTACTCCTTTATTAATGCCTAAATTACAATATAGATTTAGGGTGACATTTAAACAACTTGGCGGACAAGCAACGGCTGATACAGTAACCCACCAAGTAGTTAGTGTAACTAGACCTACATTAACACACGAAGAGGTAACATTAGATGTTTACAATTCTCGAATTTATTTGGCAGGAAAACATACATGGGAACCAGTAACCCTTGTAGTTAGAGATGATATAAGCAATAATGTAATAACATTAGTCGACCAACAAATGCAAAATCAAATTGATCACCATAATCAATCTGCGCCTATAGCCGGTGCCCAATACAAATTTTCTACTGTAATCGATACATTAGATGGTAATAATGATGAAGGGGCTGGTCCAGTCTTATTAGATAGCTGGTCATTAGGAGGTTGTTGGATTACTTCAACTGCATATAATGAATCAAATTATGCAACAAGTGATGCAATGACAATTAATATGACTATACGATATGATAATGCTATTCATATGGATACTGATGGGACAACTAAGATAGCAGGACAGTCAATTAATAGTAGTGTAGCAGATTATACAGGTGCTACGGCTGGGGCATAATCATAATAAAAGGTCGGTATAATGGCATACTTTGGTAGAATACTCCGTAATTATGCCGATCATTCTTTTGGCACAATTACTGAGTATGGTCGACAACTCAGTGGAATTCCTAGAGCAAAACATGCGTTTGTTGTGGAGTTTTATACCACACGAAATACAGGAAATAAACCCTGGCGCAATATGCTTAAAGGCTTATCTACAGTAGTTCAATCATGCGATTTACCTAGTTTTGTATTTAATACACAAACATTAAACCAATATAATAGAAAACGAATTATTCAAACCAAGGTAGAATGGAATCCTATTACTATTAGATTTTATGATACTAGAGATAATAAATTTCAAATAGTAATGGAAGAATATTTTAAATGGTATTATAAAGATGGTCGAGAATTAAATTCAAAATTTGGAAGTGGTGCATTTGTTCCAGATGTAGTAGACGCAAATCCCGGTATAGATAAATTTGGGTTCCAACCACCATTTACAGAGAAAAGTAGAGCAAAAGAAACAAGATTTACCTCATCAGTTCCATATGGTCAAGCCGTTACTACTGAAGGGAATAGTGTACCTCCATCAATGAGAGGAGGATCACTAAAAAGTAATGATGAACCTGGTATTAATTTTGAAAAATATTTTTTTAGTAAAATTGTTATTTCTAGAATGTCTGGAGGTAGAGAAGATCCAATAAAATCACCTATAATACTTTTTAATCCTACAATAACAAGTATTCAACATGATAATTTAGATTATAGTTCTGCACAACCGATTTCATGGTCAGTACAATTTGCATATGAAGGTGTCCAACATGCATCGCAAGATTCGGCACCAGCAGGAGGACCAGATTGGATTTCACGAGGTGCAGATGCCGCAGGTGAATGGTATGATTCTTGGGGATCACAAGATGACATTCCTAAAAGCGAACCAACTACTAAAAAAGGGAGCAAGTTTATCCCCAATGTAACTGAAGGAGTTCAATAATGGCGTATGGATCAGCATCAGTTAGTAGTACAGCAGTTTCTGTATCATCGACACCAACTACACATGATAAAAATAGTTCGTTAGGTGTTCAAGATGCTATAGAATTACGTCGTAGGTTAGGAGTAGTAAAAGAATATTTTGATCAACGATTATTAGGCAATAGTATTACACCTTATTTCCAATTTAATCCACAGGAATATGATTTAATTTATGGTGAACTCCTGTCAAATAATGTAAGTAAATTGGCGGCTGAAGTTTTTGCATATGAAATACTAGCATTATCTAAATGGTATAATGAAGGATATGATACGATACTACCTGCTGTCGTAAGTGGAAAATTAACTCTAACTAATGATATACTAAAACGATTAAATTTTACTAGACCATCAAATAATAAATTAGGAATTACTTCAAATAAACCTACCTCGGAAATGTTAAAAGAACAGGTAGATTAATGGCAGGGCGTAAAGTAAAATATAAACAAGGATATTTCCAACCAAAAAATCCTAATAAATACAGAGGTAAACATGTTCCTATTTACAGGTCAGGATGGGAATTAGCATTTATGAAATTGTGTGATGGCCACCCAAATGTAGAATGTTGGGCATCAGAAAGCCATTCAATACCTTATCGTAACCCTTTTACAGGAAAATTGTCAAAATACATACCAGATTTTTTATTATCTTACGCAGATAAAACTGGTAAAAAACATATCGAACTCGTTGAAGTTAAACCTAGCAAGCAAGCAGGTCTTACTGAATCTAAAAGTAGAAGAGACAAAGCCGCAGTTATATTAAATAAAGCAAAGTGGACAGCCGCTCAAGAATGGTGCAAGCGCCGAGGAATTAAATTCAGAATAGTAACCGAAAACGAAATATACCATAAACCATAACATGCCTAATTGGACAGACAAAGTCAAACAAATTTGGAATTCTACCAAAAACATAGACGATAATA